CGCGAGTCTAGCCGCCTGAGTTCTATAACTTGGATTGTTAAAGTTACTTTTGCGCACGTTAAGGACTTCATACCCTTCTTCTTCTTGCTTGGAAACGTTGGAGCTAGCCAAACGATTCAGATGGGAGTTGAAGATTTTAGCGTACTTTGATTCAGGGCCCAGTGCTTGAATAGTTGCCTCATGGAAGCTAAGTAATGAAGCATCACTAGCAGTTGAGGAAAATATTTGAGAAGAGCTCACGATGATGTTTGGTTTGAATTTAGCGCAAGTAACTGTACCTTGGTTATTGAACCCAGTAGCATTCAAGTAGTATGTCTCTGATTTGTAGGTGGTCCTAAAATCTCCAATGTCATTAGCCCAATTCTGAAAGTTGTAACCAGAATTAAGGGTGGCAGGAGGGGCACTCTGGGTGAGAGATGGTGTTATAGTAATCTGGGGTTGAACCCAAGAGTTGTTAACCCAGAAAAATACATAGGTGGATGCTCGCATGCCAGAGCCGGACATGAAGAGGACTCGGCCAGGATTAAGGACAGTTGATGCTGTGTCCTTAAATACAATCGGAACATTAGTTTCACCCTTGCATTCCAGCAGTACGACGTTGGGTGCTGATCTGTCGGGGGTGCCATAATATTCGTTGTTACTGTCGCTCAATGTTGGAGGATGGGTGACTTTGCGGACATATTTAGCTCCGGCCACTGTCAGTGTTTCAATGCCAGGGATGATGGTGGTGGAATTTTCGGACATGATGGCTAAGTTGAAATGATTAAAGGGTTGGATTAAGTTGGTGTGTTTAATTTGGTTGATTAATAACAATATGTACAATACGTCGTAGGTAGAAGAGACGTTTAGGGTAAAAGCTCTTGTTTAGTAACAGTTGTTAAGTCACTAAACTTGGCATTCAAAGAGTTGTGCAAAAATTGAAATAAAATATCAACTTTATCAGCAGATAGAGTCGGGTAGAACTCAGTGAGTGCTAGCGCACCTAATCTTGCTTCCCTATTTGTTTTAACAGTTGATAGTCTACACCTTAATGATTGTAGTGCTTCGTAAAAGTGTTTCTGGTCTCGGTAATCTTTGCCGAGAAATTTCGCAGCATATCT